ACTCTACATGGAACGGTTGATCACACTCTAAAATTTTGCAAAAATGGGAAGTTTCTTAAAAAAACCCAGTGTTTATGCGGGTTACAGGTCGCCTTCCAGCAAATTCAACCTCAAAAAAAAAGGAGATTTTTTAAAGAAATGAAAGGAAGAAAGCCAAAACCAAACGCCATCCGAGAACTCGACGGAACCCTTGAAAAGAAACACGAGGCAAAGAATATTGTTCGGCCCAGAGGTCTAAAGAAAATGCCGCCAGCGCCACGAGGCTATTGCAAAAAGGCAACGAAAGTCTGGCGCGGGCTGGGCGAGCTGCTAAGGGAAGAGGGACTTTTAACGGTTCTGGATTTGCCGGCCTTCGAGATTTTTTGCGATAGCTTCGACCGCTATACTAGGGCCAAAGAGGAGCTGGGCGCGGAGCTGATCGAGCATACGCAACATGGCACCAAGCAGAAGTCTATGCTTGTCGTAATTCAAAGAGAACTTGCCGAAATTGGCCGAGGCTTTGACCGCTTCGGCCTGTCTCCAGTCGCCAGGGAAAAGATAACCAGTAAGGACCCAGGCAAGGCGGAGGAATTAGCCGAGATTCTAACCCTTGTTCAAAACGTGGGCTAGCATGGCCGGCGACATTAAGACCGATACGGTAACGGCCTACGCCGAAGACGTCGTAAGCGGAAAGTCTAAGCAATGCCTTTACGTGCGCCAAGCATGTCAGCGCCATTTAATCGACCTTGAAAAAGGCGAGTATTTTTGGTCCTGGGCGGAGGCTTTAAAAGCTATTCTGTTCTGCCGACTGTTAAAGCATTACAAAGGACCAGCAGCCGGCAGCGTGTTTAATCCTGAACCCTGGCAGCAGTTTATAATCGGTTCCATTTTCGGCTGGCTTAAAGACGACGGCAGCCGCCGCTTTCGGATTGGCTATATCGAAGTTCCGCGAAAAAACGGTAAAACTTTTACAGCTGCGGCCATCGCCTTAAAAGCGCTATTCTTTGACGAAGAACCAGGCGGCGAAGTATACGCCGTCGCTACTAAGAATTCACAAGCTCGGATCGTCTGGGACGACTGCAAGCATATGATTTTAAAGACGACTTCGTTAAAGCATTTGGCGACAATCCGGCACAGTGTAATTGCCGTTCCGTCAACGGCGTCCAAGTTCCTACCGCTCGCCAAAGATACGTCTACGATGGACGGTCTGAATCCTTCTTTTGCTATCTCTGACGAGGTACACGCCTGGAAAGATCCTATGTTGTTTAATCAAATGCAGGATGCAATGGGCGCCCGCCGGCAACCGTTTAACCTGATGATAACGACAGCAGGGAATAACCAGGAGGGCATTTGCTACAAGTTTCGAGAACACGTAAAATCCGTTTTAGGTGCCGTTCATAATAGCAGCTACCAGGACGAGGAAACCTTCGGGATAATTTATACAATCGACAAGAAAGATAACTGGAAGAGCAAGGCGAGCTGGTATAAAGCTAACCCAAATCTGGGCGTAAGTAAAACGGTCGAATACATGGCCGCCCAGGTTAAGATGGCTAAGCAAATTTCGTCAGAAGAATTTACCGTCAAGAACAAGCAATTTAACATTTGGACGACCGCCGACGAAGCCTGGCTTAATATGGATCGCTGGGACAAATGCGCCGGCAAGATAGACCTTGAAACTTTACGCGGTCAAAAATGCCATCTGGGCGTTGACCTTTCAAGCGTCCAGGATCTTAGCGCGGTCGTTGCGTTATTTCCGCCAGGCCCTTACGACGAATGGGTTATACTTCCGATACTTTACTTGCCTGAAGACCGGCTAGAATTACGTCAGCGACGCGACCGCGTTCCTTATGTCCAATGGCAAAAAGAAGGCCATTTAACGACTACACCAGGGGACGTTATCGACCTGGAGTTTATTAAATTCGATATTCTTAAACTGACAGAACGCTACGCCGTTGAATCGGTCGGCTTCGATCCTTGGAAGGCAACAGAGATTGCCAGTTGGCTAATTGCAGAGGGAGTCAATATGGTTCAAATGAGACAAGGTCACCAAACTATGGGAGCGCCTACGGCGAGCTTTGAAAAGCTCGTATTACAGAAAAAGCTAAGACATGGAGGGCAGCCAATTCTTCGATGGATGGCTAATAACGTCGGCGTTATTAGAAATTCAAACGATGATATTCGGCCCAAAAAAATGTCAAACACGGCTAGAGTTGACGGAATAGTCGCCGCCATTATGGCGCTTGGCCGCGCTCAGGAAGTTGACCCAGAACAAAACATAAAACCGACCGCGCATATAATTGAAATTTAATGAACCCAGAGAACGCTTACCTTGCTGGCTACGCCGCCTACTGGGACGGCTACGATCAATTTTGCATGTCTAAATTTTTAACTGGAAACGACTTTTTTAGCTTTTCAAAAGGCTGGTCTGTCGCGAGGAACGAAGACCAGGCCAAGGCTAAACAATTAACCTTAGCTTAAATGTACGAAATAACAAAGGACGGTCGAATAATGAAATTTGACGAAGCCGAACCTTTAACGATTAAGGAGCTTCAATACCTGACCCGACGGAGCCGTCAATATCTCCAAGCGATGAAAAGGAGCGGTTTTGAAATGTCCAAGGTTGACGGGATAAATTACGCGACTTATGAAAGCTTCCGAGAGTTTCATAACGCGAATCCAAATTGGAACTACCGTACCGCGTATCCTAAAAAATAGGTTTTTTCTTAACATGTTAAACCCAGTATCTACGCGGGTTTTTAAGTTTTTATAAATTTGGACAACACTTAAAAACTATTCAAAAGAGTATAACTATGGCTTATTCTTTCGTATGGCCTGGCGAATTAGCCAACTCTTCAGAAAGAAAAAGCAACCGGAGCTTCGCAGCTCTAGTAATTTAGAGAACCCCAGCGACTGGCTCAAGCGGTCCTTAATGGATCACCTCGGCAGTCAAGCCGGCGTTGACGTTACGCCTCTAAAGGCAATGGGAGTCGCGACCGTGTATTCTATTGTTCGTTCAACTTCTAAAGCGCTTTCAACACTTCCATTAACTTTGATCCGCGAGGTTGACGGAGAGAAAACACCGGACCGGCGGCACAAGCTGGCCCGCCTTTTAACCGAAGCGCCTAACGACTTTATGACTGCCGTAGACTTCCTCGGCGCGATGGAAGGCAACCGGCTTTTGAGAGGAAACGCCTACGCCCAAATTATAAGAAGCGCTAACGGCGTCGAGGAACTCATACCCTTACCGAATAGCCAGGTTACTTTTAAAATGACGCCAGAAGGACCGGTTTACAAAGTTGGAAATAAGCCGATTTCTTATACCGATATTTTACATCTCAAAGACTACTCAGAGTCAGGCGTTTACGGCGTAGCGACTACGAGTCACGTTCGCGAAGTTATTGGCCTTGCCGTAGCGCTGCAAGAGAACGCTAGTAAGTTTTTTGCTAATGGTTCAAAGGTCGCTGACGTCCTTACAACAGACGCGACCCTTTCTCCTGATCAGGTCCAGCAGCTCGCCAAGCGGCTTAAGCAACGAAAAGACAGAGGCGAGGAATACTCAACCCTGGTCTTAGACGCGGGCTTAAAATACGCGATCCAGAGGGCGAGTAATAACGACGCCCAATTTATGGAAGCTCGAAAGCTTCAGCGCGAAGAAATTGCGGCGGCCTTTGGAATCCCAGCAAGTAAAGCCGGCATACTCGACCACGCTACTTTTTCAAATATCGAGCAGCAGAATATCGACTACGTAGTTAATTTCCTAACGCCGATTTGCAAGTCATACGAACAGAGCTTTAATAAATGGCTGCTTACCGACCGCGAGCGCTCAGAAGGTTATTACTTCAAATTTAAGCTTCAAGGTTTGATGCGCGGCGATTCTCAGGCCAGGGCCAACTACTACCGCAACGGAATTTTAGACGGCTGGTTTACCAGAAACGAAGTTAGAGAACTCGAAGACCTCAACCCGATTGAGGGACTAGATAAACCGCTAACGCCTCTGAATATGCAAATTTTAGATTCTAACGGAAGGCCGCTTCCAGTTCCTGAGCCGCCACGCTCATTACCGCCGCCGGCCTACAAAAAAGAAAGATTTTTAAATGCCAGAACTTGAAAAACGAATTAAAAGCCAAGCCGTCGAGTTACGCGAAACGGACCCGGCTATTTCACCTGGAACCCTAGTCGGTTACGCGGCTGTATTTAACAGCTGGTCTGAACCTCTCGGATTCTTTCGGGAAAAAATACAACCAGGCGCTTTTACTCGAAGCTTGAATAGCAGCGCTTCAGACGTTCGCGCTTTGGTCGATCATAACACGGGCCGAGTAATCGGACGAACGACTGCCGGGACTCTTCGTTTAAGTGAGAACGATACCGGCCTCCAAGTTGAAATTGATTTACCAAATACAACAGACGGTCGTGACTTAGCCGAAAGCGTCAGCCGTGGAGACATCGACGGTATGAGCTTTGGCTTTACTGTAGACCAAGACTCCTGGGCGTATCTAGAAGCTGATGACAAGCTTGACGAAAGAACGCTTGAGCAAATCAGCGTCTTTGAAGTTAGCGCCGTAACCTTTCCGGCCTACCCAGACACTAGCTTAGCAAAGCGGAGCTGGGAAGAGGCTAAACCTGAAAAAAGTTTAACCCGCGTAAACCTGCATAGGCAGCGCTGGAAACTCTTAAATATTAAACCTTAAAAAAATGAATATTAAAAAATTATACGAACTAAGGGGAAGCCTGGTAGACGAGCATGAAGCTACGATTACCGGCGCTGAATCCGAAGAACGCGATTTGAAAAAGGACGAAGAAACACGCCTTGACGAAATCCGCTCCGAAATTGAGAAAACCGACAAGAAGATTGCCGACGCGACCTACATTGTAGCGCAACGCGAAAAGCAAACTGCTTTAAACGCCGAACTGGCTAAGCATGATTCGCCCAAGTTCTTTAACACTGGCGAAGAAAAACGCGACTTGAGCGACAGCGAGCAAAAGACAGCTGATCGTTTTAGCTTTATTAAGTTTATTCGCGAAGCCTCAACCGGGCATTTGACCGGAGTTGAGAAGGAAATGCACCAGGAAGCACAAAGCGAAGCTCGCAGTGCTGGCGTCGCAATTGAAAACTGGGGAATCCCTGGAACGATCCTAAGAAGTGAGCGCCGCGACCAAACCGTTGGCACTAACTCAGAAGGCGGCTTTACTGTCGAAACTTCCGTACAAGGACTCATACCTGCATTGCGCAAGAAAATGGTCCTTAACGACCTTGGCTGTACCTTCCTTGAAGGCTTAACATCCACCGTAGCAATCCCAAGAGTAGCGACTGCTTCATCTCCTGGCCAAAGCGCTGAGACGGCAACGGCCAGCGAAGAAAGCTTGGTCTTAGAGCAACTGGTTTTGACTCCGACACGCGTTGCCGGATTTACCGACATTTCTAAGCAGCTTCTCCAGCAAAGCTCCAACGATGTTGAGCAGCTGGTAGTTGACGATCTGACCGCTCAAATCGGCGTCCAGATTCAAGACATGGCGATTAACGGCTCTGGATCATCTAATCAGCCGACGGGTGTCTTAAACACTTCCGGCGTGGGATCTGTTGCGATTGGTACCAATGGAGGTGCGCTTACGCTCGCCAAAGCCATTGACCTTGAAACCAGCGTTGCCAATGCCAACGGCGACATGGGAAGCCTAGCTTACCTGACTAACCCAAGCGTCAGAGGAAAAGCTAAGCAGACTATTATCGATTCCGGTTCTGGTATCGCTATCGTAGGGAATGAAAACGAGCTTAACGGCTATCCGTTACAAGTCTCAACTTCCGTGCCATCTAACCTAACTAAAGGTAGCTCAAGCGGAGTTTGTTCTGCTTTGGTCTTTGGTGACTGGACTTCTGTTATCGTTGCCAACTATGGCGGCCTCGACGTCCTGGTTAACCCTTACACGAAGGGCAAAGAAGCAATCGTAGAAATTATCGCTAACGCATTCTACAGCGTAGGCGTTCGCCATCCTGGCGCAATTGCTGCGATCCAAGACCTTACCACTTAATTTGTGTAGTGTAGTATTGTTTGTTCTGTATCTGACTGCGGCGGGCCTCTTCGGAGGCCCGCTAATGCAGTTAAAAATTAGAAAGTATGTTCGTGACTCATTTAGAAATTACAGCCGGTGTAATTGCCGACGGCAAACATCGCGAGAAAGGCGAGGTCTTAAGGATTCCTGAAGATATTAGCCTACCCTCTGCTAGGAGTATTTTAAACTCCGGGCGCGGAGCGCCGATATTTAAACGAGCTACCGAAACCGCAACTAAGCGGGCGGCTAAAGAAACCCGTACGGTAGTAAAAAAAGCGGTTACTAAACGCGCAAAAAAAACCACTAAAAAGAAGGGCTAAAGGTGAGGGAGTCTGAATACGCAGCTTTGCAGCTTGTTACGGCTCCGACCGTCGAGCCGGTCGCATTAAGTGAGGCTAAGGCTAATCTGCGTGTTGACCATTCAGACGACGACACTTTGATAACCGCCTGCCGTGACGCGGCCCGCGTATATACCGAAAAGATATTAGGCAAAAGTTTACTTAGTCAGGTTAGGAAAGTTACATACGAGGCTAACCACATTCCAAACAACGGAATTGTTAATATACCCTTCGGCCCTCTGATTTCAATTGATTCGGTAAAATACTACAACAGCTCGGACGTTTTAACAACGGTTTCGACTGACGACTATACAACAGATTTATTAGGCGACCGACTTAAGTTTGATGACTTACCAAACTTGGAGGATCGGCCAAACGCATTAGAAATAAATTATACTGCCGGCTATGGTACCGCAAGTACTGACGTACCCACGCCAATAATACAGGCGGTAAAGTTCTTAACGAACCATTTATACGAGCAGCGCGTTCCAGTCATAAATGGCACCATCTCAACGCCAGTGCCGTTTACTTATAACGCTATCCTTTATCCCTATACGGAGCTTTTAAAATGAACCCTGGCCGGTTAGACCGAAAGATTACGCTCCGCGAATTTTCAAGCAGCGTAGGGACAACTGGGCAGCCTTTAAAAACCTGGTCAGACTTAGCGACCGTCTGGGCGCAAAAGACCGACAAGGCCGGCGGCGAATCCGAACGAGGCGGCGAAATGGTAGCGACTCAAAATACAATTTTTAAGATCCGTTACCTTTCGACCGTATCGCCTAAAAATCGAGTAAGCTATGATTCAGTCGAATACGACATAGAATTTATTAAAGAGCTAGGCCGTAAAGAACTACTAGAACTCCACACTAAAAGGAGGGCCGACTAATGGCTAAACGACGAACAGTGAAAGATCCTCTTTTTGTCCTTGATGAAAAATACGTCAAGGAGATGAAGAAAAAGCTTGCCGAGTTGGGAACTAAAACAAGCAAAGCGATTTATTCAAAATCTTTACGTAAAGCGATTAGGCCGATGGCTATTGAGTTGAAAAATCAAATGCCGAAGCGAAGCCGAAAAAAGGGCAAGTACGGTAGAGTCATTGGGCCGACTGGTACAAGTCGTTCGGCAACTAGTACTAAACTAAAGCGCTATCCGCGCTCTGGGCTAATCTATGGCTGGGTCGGTATTGATCGGCGGAAGCTAGCTAAGATAACATTAATAGACGAGCTAAACGCTGACGTTCAGCAGCGGCCCTCGAATATTTTTTGGCTGCTGGCTAACCGTCATATGGCCTTTGGCAAGAAAAAGGTCGGGCCGGTAATCAAAAACTCTAAGCCTCGCATGGATGCAAAGCGCGGTACCGCCATGAGAATTTTTAACGAGAGCCTCAGAGTTGAGGTTGAAAAGGGACTTAAAGCGATATGACTTTTGAAGCTGATTTCTACGGTTATTTAGCAACTAGCAGCGCCGCCGCTAGTTTTCGCGCTTTGGTTTCAAGTCGGATCTATTGGCTAGAAATCCCACAAAAACCGACGTACCCATTTACTCAAATTAACATAGTTACCACGGAACTAGAAAGCAGCCTTTCGGGCGCTTCAGGCATTCAGACAACCGGCATTGAAATAAATATTTTTGATCCACTCCATACGACTATTGTTAACATTCGAGAATCACTCCGAACACTTCTGGACGGGAAGACTTTTACGCATGGAAGCACCAAATTTCACGAGGTCCACTTTGACGGCTTCGACGAAGATTTTATAACCGATGAGCCAGCCGGCTTTATTCTTAGCAGCTGCGACTTTTCGGCAACTCATTCTAACACTTAAATAAAAAAATATCATGGCTAGAGAAACCTCATTAGGAGCTAAAATACAAAGGTATTCTGGCTCCGCTTACGAAGACGTCGGGAACGTAGTATCTATTTCCGGCCCTTCATTATCCGCGACAAGCATTGACGCGACGAACCTTGGATCTGCTAACTCATATCGTGAATTCCTCGTAGGATTCCGCGACGCTGGCGAAATCAGCTGCTCAGCTCAATTTGAAGCTAAGACAACTGATACCGCGAAGCATAAAGAAATTAGAGACGATTTGGAAGGCGTTAACGCGGCGACTAATTATAAAATCGTTTTAAGTTCTGGCGCCACTATTGAATGCGCTTGCTTTGTAACCGCCTGGTCAATTGAAGTCCCAGAGGACGACCTAGTTACTGTAGACTTTACTTTAAAGATTTCTGGTAAACCTACTTTTGCTGATTCGTAAAACATGGATAAGCTTACTGATGTTGAGATTATTCTAAGAGATCGTCCGGTAAGAATCCGATTTGCAAATTATAGCAAATTCCGGCTGTCAGCAAATCGAAAACTTTTGCCAGAAGAGGGCGAGGACTTCGGCTATCATTCCGCAGTCCTTTACCTCTGGGCGATGCTACCGGAAAAAGAGCTTATAAAATATCCAAAACCTGAAAGCCTATCCGCCGACGTCGACCCAGATGAGCTACCGGATTACCTGGAAGCCATCAATAAAGCGATTGAAGACGGCAACGGGGAAGTCACGGAAGGAAAAAAAAAGAGCTAGAGGCGTGGGCGCATCTTCGCGCCGTAATAGGAATATCAGAAAAGGATTACCAGGAAAGTACGACAAATGAACTCGCCGCATTAATTGACGCCTATGAATTAAGCGAAGAGCGAAAGGATCAAAGAACCGCCGCGCTTCTTTGTCTAATCGCAAACGTTAACAGAAAGAAAAACCAGAAAGCTTTTAAGCCTTCTGACTTTTTTAAAAAACGAAGCCTAAAGAAAAAGAAACCACCGACGCCCGAAGCTCAGAAGGCATACGCTGAACTTGCTTTCGGAATTCCAACACCAAAAAAGAACCCTAAACCCGATGGCCTCAAAAAAGCTAACAACCCTAGTAGTTGAGCTTCAAGCCTCCACTAAGGAGCTAGAAAAGAACCTTAAGGAGACAAACAAGAAGATAGCGAAATGGCACCGTAGAGGCGGCGCTGGGTTTTCTAAGTCGTTTTTAAAAGGCTTTGCTCCTGCAGCGGTCGGCGCCGCTATTGCGGGCGCCATATCCTCCGCCGTTATGGAGGGCGCAAAAATACAAGCTAGCGCCGATAAGTTGGGCATTACGACTGACGCACTACAAGAGTTGCAATTTGCCGGGCGGCAAGTCGAGGTTTCAAGCGATACGACGGCAATGGCAATCCAACGCTTTAGCCGGCGGGTCGGTGAAGCAGCCGTAGGGACTGGAGAATTAAAAGGCGTATTAGAAGAATACAATATTAGTGTTAAGAATTCAGACGGCAGCACTCGCGATACAATGGCCGTCCTCGGCGATTTTGCCGAAGCGTTAAGTACAGCTGGCGGCGATACTGAGCAGCTGCGGATGGCGATGAAGGCTTTCGACTCTGAAGGAGTAGCCTTTAAACAAGTCCTTGCCGGAGGGCGTGAAGGCTTAAACCAATTCAGACAAGAGGCCCACGATGCCGGCAACGTTATTGATACTGTAGCCGTATATAATTTGTCTCGATTTAAGAAGGCCGCCGAAAGCGCTTTAATAAGCGTTAAGGCATTATCGGCCAGCATTGTTGGCGGAGTTATGGGGGCTTTCCCTGATGACGAAATGCCACCTCCCGTCCGGCTCCAGCAAATTAAAAACGAGTTAATTGAAATCGAAGAAGAAATAGCCGAAGCTAGAGGGCTTGCCGAAAAAGAAATTCCAAATATGGCCCGCAGCAGGGCGCAAAGAGTAGCAAATGCTAGACAGGAAAGGTTAGCCGTTGCTAAAGAGCAAAAGAAACAACTTGTAAACGAGCAGAAAACTTTATCTGAAGGCATAGCTGCCGCCGCTAGGAAAGCGAGCCTAGCTCAAGAAGTAGCTTCCGCCGGCAACGTTATCGCCAACAACCAATTGATTACAGAAGAGAAGCTAAATAAAACCTTAAAGGAAGAGATAAAGAATTTAGATAGCCAGTTTGAAAGATACCGCGAGCTGGCGAAAATGAAAGACGGCCTGAAGTTAACGGACGAGGAAATGACCGAGGCTTATCAGCAAATGCTAAAAGAGCTGACGAAGAATCACGAGGCCGCCGTTAACAAATTAAAAGACGATTTAACGCCCGCCCAAGAAGCCTGGGAATCGTTAAACAGTGAAATAAAGGACGGCCTGGCTAACGCGTTACTCGAAGGCGAGGTAAATATTAGAGGGTTTATTAAAAACATTCTTAAGCAATTTGCAGCCGCCCAAATTGAGGCTGCCGTATTATCTCCGATTTTCTCGTTTTTAGATGGCTTAAATCCTTTAGCTTTTCTGGGACCAAAAAAAGCGTCGCCTCACGCCTTCGGGAGTACGCGTCAAACAACCGGCGCCCTAGACTTGCCATTTTTTCAACCCGGAGCAGCTGCCGGGGGAGGAAGAATTCAAGGAGGCCAGCCTTATATCGTTGGCGAGCTGGGGCCGGAACTTGTGGTACCTAATGCTTCAAGTATGGTAATTCCAAACAACCGACTAGGCGGCGTCGGCGGTGACAATGTAGTAGTTAATCAAACGCTTAACTTTAGTACCGACTTAATTGAGGTCCAAAGACAAATTGCAGGAGCTGCTCCTGCCATAGCCTCGGCGACAGAACGGGCAATCTTAGATAAGCGACTTAGAGGGAGAGTAGCATAATGGCGTTTCCATTAACATTACCTGAAGAATTTAAAGTATCCAGTTTCTACTTACGTAAGGAATTTGCCGTCCAAAGGTTTACAAGTCCTTTTACATATCATCGTCAAACTTATGAGCATACCGGCGACAAGTGGCTACTAGATTTAACTTTTGCACCAATCGCCGACGCCATACCGACCAGGACGGCGTGGGCAACCTCGACTAGCTACTCAGTTGGCAATAGGGTTTTACAAAGTTCTATGAATTATATCTGCCGCGTAGCTCATACGTCAGGCACTTTTTCAACCGATTTAGCCGCCGGCAAATGGCAGCTTTCAGACATTCACGGCTGCATTGATTTTTACCAGGCG